TGAGGTAATGCGAGAATTGCATCGCCGGGTTCTCGCCGCCGATGATCGGCTTCGAGCGGCCGATGCTCGAACGCAGAGACGCCGTCTGAAGCGTCTCGAACTGCGGCGAGCAGTCGAACCCATCTTGCAGCTCGACAGCTTGCGTTGCGCCCGTCGGAGCAACGGGCGTGCCTTCCGTCGTCTCCGTCACGGCGAACAGGACACTCGATCGCGTGATGATCTTTTCGCCCATTGCCTACTCCTAAGCGTTGAAAATTTCGATGTCGAAGTTCGCGGACAGAACGCGATAAGGGCTCAGCGCGTTCTCTAGAAAGACTGTCTGAATCCCCTGGAACGTCTGCGCTCGCACGAGCGCACCGCCGGGCGCGTTCAGATTGTTCACGTGCGCGTCGCCCAGAACCGTTTCCCAGTCGCCCATCAGAGCGATGTCGGCATCGTCCTGAGCGGCAGAGTCGGCGCGCAGCGCGACGCTCTCGCGCGTCAGCACGAGCGTGACGTTCACGCGGTACGACTTCGTGGAACACACGAAGCGCTGCGTGTTCTCGCCGCCGGGCGCGATGGCGAATCCCCATCCGGCGCGAAGCACGCCCGGAAGGTTCGTCTCGGGCGCGTAAGGGTTCGCCATTCGCTTGTGCGACGACAGCAGAGTCGTGAGCCGGGCGATAATCGCGGCGTGCGTCAGTGCATACGTCGTCGGCATCGGATCCCCTTACGTCCTGAAGATGACACCGGCCGGGCGGCGTTCGCGCTGCTCGACACGGCCGTTCTCGTTTCGATCGACGACGAACACGCCTTGCGTGATCGCCTTCTGGTACGACTTCACCGCCGCCGCGCGCTGTTCCTCGTACTGGCCATGGAAGGCGCGGTACACGATCTCGGCGCACTTGTGCGTCGCCGCGAACTGGAACTGTTCCCAGGCGAGCACTTGGTTCGCGCTCCAAAGGATCTTGCGCTGGCGCAGATCCGTCAGGATCTCTTCGGCCGCGAGCAAGTGCTGATCGTTCCAGCTCGTCTTACCGGCGGCGAACGCGGTCAGCACTTCCGAGCGCATCAGATCGGGATACGTGACAGTCATCAGGTTGTCATCGGCGAAGCGATGCCCGATGTACGCGAGCGCCGTCGAGGCCGACATGCTCGCGCTGACGGTGATGCGCGCCCAGTACATCCCGTAAATCTTGCGCGTCGTGAGCCCCGAGCCCGTCATGTTCTCGGTCGTGTCTTCCTTACCCCAGTGCGAATTCCGATCGAGCGTCCACGACAGCACGCCGCTCTGAGCGAACGGAACGCCGCTGCTGTTGCTCGTGCCGTCGATCACTTCGACGGCGGGAACCCACGCGGTGCCGTCCCATATGTCAACGCTCAGCGTGCCGGCGACGGAGTTCGCGACGCTCACTTGCACGAAGCGATGATTGAAAGGGAGATCGCTGCCCACGTACAGGTAATCGACGGATGTCGCGAGATCGACGACGACCGTCTGCGCCGCGAGATCGTTCAGCTCGCGCGACAGCTCGCGAAGCGTGCCGTTGTCGCCGTGCAGAATGCGCTGGTTGTACAGCATGGCGCGAGCCTCGAAGTGAAGCGGGGGATCGTCCAGCCCGTTGCGGCATATGTGGACGAGCCCCCGCGTTGATCTCGATCAGCGGCCGAGGTACAGACCCTCGACCCAGACGGCGAAGGCGCCGGCCGTGTTCGCCGTGGTGCAGACGACTTTCACTTCTTTGCCGGCAGAGGCGTAGAACTTCGCCGTCGGCACGACGTAAATGTCGGCCGCATCCGTGGCGCCGGCCGTCTGCACGCGCAGGTACGCGCCCGCGCCTTTGGCGTCGAGGTTGTACAGGCCGGGCGTCGCGAAGTTCGCGGCCTGATCCGTGACGAAGCCCGTCGCCGAATCGTCGTCGCCGACCGTGAGCACCGTCGTGCCGGTGATCGCGACGAAGATTTGAAGGTATACCTTCTCGATCAGCGTGCCGGCCGGGATGGCGAGCACGTCGGCCGAGCCCGTCGCGATCGCGGCCGGGTTCGAGTAGCTTTCGCCGCTGCCCGTCCCGCCGTTCGCGAAGTATTTCTTGTGAAGGAAACGCTGGGGAGAGAATCCGAGAACGCCCATTGTGCAAGCCCTTTCAAGGCAGAGTGTTTAGGTACGACACACGTTCGATCTTGAGAGGAATGTGGTCGGGCTTACACGTCCCGCGAGCGCGAAGCCCGAGCCACACAAGCCGACTCGCGCCGACTTAACCGACTTGCACGACGCGCAGGTTCGAAAGCTGCTTCACGCCGAAGAGCGTGTCCATGTTGACGCGAGCGGCGCGCTTGCCGTCGCCGCCGAGATCGAACACGCCGACGGAGGGCACTTGCTGCACCGCCATCGTCATGAAGATCGGCGAGAAGAAGTACGACACGGTGCCGACTTCCGTCGTCCACTTCAGATTGAAGCCGAGGATCGGCGCGGTGAACCCGCCTTGCGTCATCGCGTTCGCGTTCGCGACGAAGTCGCGGGACGTGAACCCGGTGATGTTGAACAGGTCGTTCACCTGCGCGGCGCCGACGATCATCGTGCGGCCGGCTTCCTCGACATCGGAGCCGTCGAGCAGCTCTTTCGCTTCGAGGATGTCGGCGAGCGCGAGCGTGGTGCCGCTGTCGTAAGCGATCGTGTGGTCGGGCGCCGACGCGCTCGGCACGATCAGGGAGATGATGATGCGTTGCATCTTCTTCAGGATCGAGAACAGCGCGAGATCACGCAGACGGTTCCCCGCGTCGATGCTCTGCGCCTGCGCCTTTTTCGTGAGGATGAAATCCTTCACGACTTGCTTGTTGATCACGAGCGTCTGATCGTTCGGCGTGACGCTGTCGGCGTCGGCCGCTTCGTCTTCGAGGATCTCGTCGGCCTCGTCGAATTGCGGAAAGTCGTTGATATGCACCGTGTCGCCGAGCGCGGTGATCTCGCCTTGATAGTCGCGCGAGACGCTGTCATTGAACGGCAGCGATTCGAGCAGCGTGGGATAGAACTTCGAGGACCAGAGTTCGGGGATGATGCCGGCGAGTTCGGTCGTGGTCATGACGCGATTGGCCATCGGGCTAGTTCCTTCTCGTTAAGGTTTCAAACTAAGCCCGATGGATGTTCAATCGGGCGTCACGAAGATGCTGCTTTCTGATCCATGTACGACTTCACGGCGGCGGCGTACTGGGCTTTCCCCTCGGGCGTGTGGTACTTGCCCTCGCGCTTGAGCTTCACTTCTAGCTCGTTCACGCGCTGCGCCGTCCACGTGCCGCCGTCGCCTTTGCCGCCGCTGCCGCCGCCGGCAGTGCCGCCGTTCAGGCCGGTGACTTTCCCGCCGCCGAAGGCGTAGGGGAAACGCTCCTTGACAGAGCGAGCGACGGCGTCAACGCCGTGCGCTGTCCAGCGGCCTTTGCTTGTGCTCTCGATCTCGATCTCGTTCAGATCGACCATGTCGAGCAGCTCTTGTGCGTCGTCTCGGAACCCGAGCTTTTGGAGCGCGGGCAGCAACGCTTGCAAGCGGCGGCCTTCCGTGACAGAGGATTCGAGACTAGCTGTTCTCGCCTCTGCTTCCTCGGCCCGCTTCCGTGCAGCAGCGAGCTGCTCTTCGGCGGATCCGGTGCTCTGCCCTTTGGCTTCGAGCGCTGCGATCTGATTCCTCAGAGTCGCGATGTCGGCTTCGGCTTTCCGAGCCTTCTCTTTGAATCGGTGCAGATCACGCTGGGCAGCAGTGTACTCCTGCGCGGTGTACGTCTGCTTTCCGCCGCCGTCGTTCCCGGTTCCGCCGTCGTCGCCGGTACCACCGTCGCCGCCGCCATCATCGGTTCCGCCGTCATCGTGGCCAGAATCGGCACCGCCGTTGCTCTGACCGCCCTTGCTGCCACCGTCGTTCCCAGCACCGCTGGGAGTTTTGATCGTCACGGGATTGCCCTCAAAAGGTTTCAGATCCTGGGAACTCTGTCAAGTAAGCCACCTTTCAGCGCACGGCACCGCCCTCCAATTAGCCGCGCCTGTAAGCGCGGATCCTTTCCGTGATCAGCGCGCGGATCTTGTCGCGGATCCCGCGCCGAAGCTGTTGCTTGCCCATCGGGATCAACGGGCGTTTCGGCTGGCGGTTCGCGCCGTACCGATGCCCGCGCTCTTTCGCCTTCGCCAGCGTACCCGCGAGGAACACGACAACGCCGACGGTGCCCGCGCCGCGTCGCACGTCGAAGCGCAGCGAGCGAAGGAACTGCCCAGTGAGGCGCAGGTTCACCGGCCGATGGGGCTTGCGCTTGCCCGGATAGCGCTTCGGTTTCTTGTACGGCGCGTATGCATTGCCGGTGATCGGCGATCGTCCGTCTTCCGTGTCGGCGATCATCTCGTTCACGGCGAGCCGGCCGATCGCTTCGAGATCGGTGTTCCGAAAGATCTGCCCGACAGCGACGCGCTGCTTGATCTTGCGGATCAGGTTCGACGAAGCCTCTCGCGCGTCACGCGCCATGGCCGCGCCGGATGATCGTGTGCCCGTTGCAAGTCATTCGCTGAACTCCTCTGTGATCTCTTTGATCTTCTGCACGATCGAGCGCTTGAACGTCTGCCCTTCCTTCGGGATGAACTCGCGACGTGGCAGAGAACTCGCGCCGCTGAAGTTGTTATGGCCGTCGGCCTTGTCGCCTTGCTTGCCGCTGATCTTCAGCTCGACGGTGCCGCGCCGCGTCGGCTCGCACTTCAGAGCCTTGAGCATGTCGCCGTCGAGGATCATGTCGCTGTACGAGTTCCCGCCTTGAGCGATCTTGCGCGCCTTGTACTCAGGCGACAGCGAGCGCTTCCACTTGCCGCCGGCGACAGGGGATGTCCCGTCGCCGACGTGCTCGATGATCTCGGAAAGCACAAGCTCGGCGATGCGGCGATCGGCCTCGGCACCACGCTCGCCCCTCGGGCGCGTCGTGCCAGTCATCTCCCATGGATCGAACTCGTGCGACAGCTTCACGACTTGAGCCCCACCGGCTCGCCGTTAAAGTCATACCCTTCGTGATGCGATTGCATCAGCGCGGCACGGCGTTTCATGCGCGCGATGCGGCGTGCGAGACGCTTCGCAAAGAACGGCCCGGCGAACATGCGCGACTTGTCGAGCAGGATGTTCGCATCGGTCGAGATGCTCACGGCGACTTTGCGAAGCGGCAAGATGCGCCCGCCATCACGGTACACGAAGACTTTCAATGCGATTCCTCCTTCGAGCGGTGAACATAAACGCGCCTCATCGTGCGCGGATCCTGGTACTCAAGTAGCGGCGTACAGAAACAGTCGGGGCTCTCGTCGTGCGGTTTCCCCGTCGTCGGCACGACGTGGACATCGCCCGCGCTATTCGTCGTCACCGTCTTTCCCGCCGCTGCCGCTCTCGCCTGAATCACTCGCGGGGGGATTCGCATCGGGCTTGCCTCCGTTGAACGGGAACCCGCCGACGGGCGGCGTCGTGCTCGGCTCTTTGATCTCGATCGGATCGACGACTTGATTGATCAGCTCGTCGCGCATGTTGAACGCCGCCTTGATCAGAGCCTTCGCCGCCGACTTCGGCAGCTTGCCGTCGAGCACCGCCGTGAGGATGTCGAGCAGAGACGACACTTGCGCGCCGTTCAGAGCTTCATCGGGCTTCGTCTCAAGCGTCTTCGCGGCGGCGGCGTTCCCCTCGTCGTCGGCCGGCGCGTCGTTCGCCGCGTCGCCGGTACCTTCCTCGGGCTTCGCATTGCCCTCCTGATCGCCGTTGTCGGCCGGCTCGGCCTTGCCCTCGCGCTCGATCTCTTCGGCCTTTGCCTGGGCTTCCTCGCGCGTCAGGCCGGGATTGTCGGCCATGATCGCTTCGACGTGCGAGATCAGCTTCAGCTCGCGGCGCGTCTTCACCGTCGCGAGGCGTTCGCCTTCGGTGATAACGGGCTTCGCTTCCTTAAAGCGCGTGCTCACTTTCGTGTTCTCGGGAACCGGGCCGACGGCCTCGAAGTCGGCGTCGAGCTGAAGCGTCTTCCGAAGCTCCGACATCCAGGCGAACATCAGCTCGAACGCCATCGACTCCATTCGCACATACTGCTGTTGCTTGTCTTCGACGCCAGTCGTCGCCTCGGATTGCTCGATCAGCATCGCGACGCCGCTCGGAAAGTTGTTCGCCGTGAGCGTGCCGGCGACGTGGCCAGCGCTCAGGTCGTTCGTCGTCAGCGCCATCGCGACGCCTTGCTCGATCATGCGAAGCCACGACTCTAGCGGCGGGTTCGCGTTGACGGTGTACACCTTCGGCTCGGGCTCTTCGACCGTATGATTGATCACGATCGCCTTGTTCGGGCCGATGTTGATCCGATCGTTCACGTTCTGCCCGGTGACGACGTACTGTCCGAAGCCTTGCAGGTACGCGACATAGTGCATGTCGCCGCACATCTTATTGATCAGGATGTCGGCGTCGGCGAGATCCGCGCCGCCCTCTGCCCAGAACCGCCCCTCTTGCCCTTCGGCGTTGTTCAAGAAAGGAAGCTTACCGATGGGGTTCTTGTTCTCGGGCGGGCCTTCGACGATCTCGCCCTTGTCGTTCGTCGTGAAGGTGTACATCGCCGTCCACCAGATGAAGCGGCGTTCGAGCCCCATGCCTTGCTCGCGCGGCGAGTCGGCGAGGATCCCGTCGCGGCCGTCACTCATGGACATCATCGACGGATGGCGCGATGCGATCTCGTCAGTCGAAGGCGTGCCGGCGAGCGGCACTTCGACGAAGTCGGACAGGATCACGCAGCGGGTGCGCTCGCGATCGAACTCGTCTTCGATCACGTCGTACTCGAACGGCGCGAGCGGGCGCGCGACGATGCGGAACAGCGGCTCGTCTTTGTTCCCGTTCGAGATTTGAGGAAGGATGCCGAGCATCGTGTTCTTGTGCAGCTCGCGCAGGCGATCGCTCGTTCGCATCTTGCCGTCGAAGTCGGTCAGGTGCACGAGCTGCGCGACTTGCTTCGTGGCGCCGTCGTTCATCGCCTGGGCACCGTCGCCGCCCTTCGTCGTCGCGACGCGCACCACGCCTGAATTGTACGCGCGTGCTTTCTTGTTCACGATCTTGCCGCAAATCTTGTGACGCGGCGTGCGCGCTAGGATCCCCTCGATCGTCGCGGGCGCGAGCCCCTCGGCCGCGAGCGACATCGCGATCCATTGCCTGTTGTTCGCGCGGTACACTTCGCGCCGCTTGAGATGCTCCGTGCGGCGATAGCTGTTCTCGCCGCTGCCGATCTCGCGGATCACGCGCAGACGAAAGTCGATGTCGAGAACGTCGTCGTCGGATGTCATGCGAAGCGTCATCGGATCTGCTCCATTGTTAGGCCGGATGTGGACGTGAGCGCGCGATGGATGCGAACGATCGAGTACCCGGCCGCCGTCGTCACGTGCTGGTACGGTTTCGTGTCGTCTTCCACGTACAAGCCGCCGGGCTTGAGAGCGGTCAGGCGAAAGCCTTTGTCAAGAATCTTAGCGCCAGCATACACGAAGAGCCGCGTCTTTCCCATGCTGTTGCGGCAGTAGCCGTTGACGATGTTGTGGCGCGAGCGTATGGGCGGGTTCGCCGCCGGCACGTCGAGCTTGAACGAGACGCGCGATCCGTTCGGGCGGCGGTAATCAGAGAGGAACTTGCGAATGATGTCGTAATCGCTTTTCTTGCTCTTCGTGCTTCGAGCTGCGCCCGTCGCGTCGCCGTGTATGACGAACTCCGTGTCGATGTCGAAGAGCCCGCGCCCGGCAATCTCTTCCATCAGATCTTCAGTGTCGGCGCCGTCCACGACGTAATCCGCAAAGAAGTGAAAGGCGCGTATCGCCTTCGCCTCGCGCAGCTCAAGCTGGTGCGCGCACGCCGACATCGGCTTGCCTTGCCCGATGTTGAAGTCGAAGCAAAGGTGTATCGGCTTGAGCACGTCGATGTCGTACTGACGCGACACGAAGTTCGAGCGGCCGTATGCGTGGTACACGACTTCGCTGTTGATCTCGACCCATTCGCCATCGACGAGGCGACGTTTATTTTTAGCGTCGAGCGTCTCTTCTAGGCCGGCGATGTACCACGTCGGAAGGAAGCGATTGTCGCGCGTGTTCGAGAAGTACACGCGCTTCGTCTGGGATAGCTGGCGAGCAATCTCGCGACGCACGGCAGCGTCACGAGCTTCGCGCAGCGATTGCCGACGCTCAATCTCGAAATAGTCATATGCAGGATGTGACGGGCCGTCAGGGTTCGTCGCGCCGATGATGAAGTTCTGGGGGACGTGAGGAAGACGACCGACGCGCGCCTTGACCCCGTTCCAAAACGCCCAGTGCTCGCGTCCATTCTCGGTCACTTCCTCGATCAAGGCGCCCGACAGATCGAGCGAACCGAGACGCTTAAAGCGCTTGTCCTTCCACGATCGCGCGATGAACTCCGAACCGTTCGCGATCCATATGTGACAGCGCGTGTCGGCGAATCCAAAGTCAACGCCTTCGCGCACGATCGTGCCGTCGCTCTTCACCGTGCCGATTAGGTGTTCGAGGATCTTCGCGTAAATCGTGTCGCGTAAGTCGGGCATCGACTGACGGCCGATCAGGATCCGCGAGCGCGGGAACGTGAAGAGATGACGCAAGCCGATGTGCGCCATGAGAAGAGACTTCGCCGAGCCGACTGAGCCAGAGAGCAGGATCTCTAGCACGCCTAGCGAATAGTCGAATCCGTGGAACACTTCGTCGATCACGTCGCGCTGATACGGCACGTGCGGATAGAACTCAGAGAACGTCGGCGTTGACTGAGTCGGCAGCACGAATGCAGTATCGGCGCCAGTCATAGGGTTCCGCGTTTCCTTTCATGGGTTAGCCCCGAGCACAATTACGCGCTCGGGGCTCTTCCGTTTCGGTACGCTCACGCCGTCGTCGTCTCGGCCTTGATCGGTGCGCCGCTCGTATCCAGGATCTGAACGCGCTTCGGCTTCAGCACGTCGAACGCCTCGCCAGTGAGCGCGCTCGTCGGCGTCGTCTCTGCACGGTGCAGATCGCGAGCCAGCTCTTTCTGCTCAGCGTCGAAGTTGTCCACGGCCGCCTGCTCGTCGATCATCGCCTGTCGCTTGATCGAGCTGATGGCTTGCTCTTCGGCGTACTGAATCACGTTCTTTGCGAACAGCTTCGCCACGTCGCCGACTAGCAGATCGAACGTCGTGCGCTTCAGCGGCATACCGCCGCGCTTGCGCTCGGCCTGCGTGATCTCTCGCAGCAAGCGCTGTATGACCATCTCTTTCCGCTCGTGCTTCAGGATGAACGCGACGATCTCGGGCTTCGCGCGGGCGAGCTGCAAGCGAATCGTCGCGTCGAACTGCTGAACGACTTGTTCCCTCATTTCCGTTTCGCTTTCTTGTGAAGGCGCAGAACGCGCGCGAGTTCGCGCGCACGTCGAGAGCACCGACGCTTTCCGGCGGAATAGAGAAGCTGAATAATCCGATCTTGATCAGCATAGAAACAGTCGGCGACGAGCCCCATGATCTCGGAAATCTGAGCGATGTTGACGCCGATCTTTTTGCCTTCGTGCTTCGCGATCTGTCGCGCTAGGTCACGCATGTTCACTGTTCATCCCTCCGCTTTAGTTCGGCCTTGCACTCGCTGATGACGGCGCGGCGCATGTCGATCAACTTCGTGTTGAGCTTGTCGCGCTCGGGATCCCCAGTTCGCAAAGAGATGTCGTGCTCTATCTCTTCGTTCATCTCTTTGATCTTCGCGCGCAGCGCATCAGACGAGAGATCGCGCGGACCCTTTAGCGCCATGATGTCCCCTCCTGAAGAGATCCCGCCCACGATCCGGCTCAGTCGTCACCGCCATCGTCGAGCCCGACTTCGGCCGCGCTCGGGCCGTTGTCGATCACTTCGGGTTTCGCGCCGCCGGTCATGGCGCCGAGCGCAGCTTGCGTGCTGGCGCGGATCTGCTGAATGCGCTTCGCGCTCAGCTCTTCCGAATGCACGTACTCGAACACGTGGCGGTGATCGTCGCGAACTTCACGATCGTTAACGAGATCCATCCAGCGAACTTCGACGATCCGTTTCTTGCTGCCGACGGGCGTCTTCTTGTTCACGTACTTGAGCGGCGGCCCGCACTCGACGGCGACGGGCACGCCGTTCGCGTCGTACTTCACCTTGACCTTGTGGAAGTGCCCGCCCGTCGGCGTGCAGTATTCCATCTGCCGGCCGCGATCGTCGCACGTGTGGAAGATATGCGAGTGCTCAAGCTCGACGATCTTCACGACGCCTTTCTTGAACGACTCGTTCCGCCGCATCGGCTTAACGTCCGACTTGAACAGGTCGTGACGGAACACCGTCGAGCCTTTCATGCGAAGCGTCGCGGCCGGCTTACTCTTCGTCGCGTCGGTCTTCGGCGTCTTCGGCGGAACCGTCGGGTTCGTCTGCTGCTGCTGGCTCGGCTTGCTGTTGCTGTCGGTCATGCGCGGGAATCTCCTGCGTGGGTTCATTCGGCCCGCCGAACCTTCTCGTCGGGTCGTAAGAGAGATGGACAGTGAAGCCGGCCACGGCAGCGCCGGCCTTGCCGCCGCCTTCGGGCGCGCTCAGCTCTTGCCGCTCTTTCCATCCGGCGACATTCTTCAGCGCGAAGATCAGCACGCTATCGCTGCCGCCCTTCGTCGCGCGTCGGATCGCTTCGCGGCGCAGATGATGCCTGCACCAGATCATGGCTTGGTCGCG